TCACTCCCATTTTCCATCGCAATTAGTAGTGCTTTCTCCTCTTTTACAAGGAATGGGCGATACTTTACTGCTTTTTGAGATGATATAAGGTTTAGTTCAAATGTAGGTGCTACGACCTTTGGTAAAGGCATAATAATTACTTCAGTGATTTATTTAGCAGGGTTTTAGAAGGCAAGTCCTCCATTAGATCCTGAGAATATGAATGCTTCAGATAGATTACCAGGTTCAGGTCCTCTTCCATCTTTCTCAAATCTACCACTGAATGTTCCTTGGGTATCATCAGTGTTGGTTTTTTCTGCTGGAGGTCTATCGTATGCTTTGAGTGTGCTAGTCAACAACGTTGGTGAATTTATAATACCAGGATTTCGCAGGTTCTTAGGAGGGTTGTCTGATATCGCAAGGACAGAACCTGCTCTAGATGTTCTATCAACAAAGAAATTATCAAATTTGAATACTATTGAAGTTTTGATAAGTTGTGCATTACCGTATGCTAAAGGTGCTGCTACTATATTAATAGGAAAAGCATTTTGAATATAGTATGTAATACTATTTGGAACTTGAATAAGTGGAAATACTTCTTGTTCTTTTAGTCTTTGTTTTTGTGGAAAAACATCATTACTAAACGCTGTTATTTCAATCTCACATTTATATTCGTCAGGATATTTTAGTCTTCTATATGAATTTTTATCATTTCTACGCACTCTTGTACTAGACCCAAAACTTCCGTCAGCAATTCTAGTTGGAGATATGTATTCTAACCATGCATTGAAAACATCATTAGTGTAGTAATCTTTTTGTGAAAAAAATGTCAGAGTGAGATCTGTCATTTTCCTCATTTTAGCAACTTGTGTCATCATACCTTGTCTAAGACCAGGTATCTCTTCATTAACTAATGAAGAACCAGGTAATACTGCTTCTGAACAAAAAAGTCTAAGATAATCTCCTATATCTTCATCTGAGTTCAAATCATAAAATCCATGTTGATTAATAAATTTAAGTAAACCTAATGCACCCCTGAAATTTATATAAACGTCATATGAATTATTATATGCTGGTACAATATTTCCAAACTTCGAGTCAGTCTTATGCAACATCTCTGTTGGGAGATGTTGCTTCTGTCTCATTAATACATCCGATAACTTTGCCATCTAAATAATTGTGTGATTTATTGAGAAAATGTCTTATAAAGGCAAATTCAGACCATCAAAACCTAAAAAATATAAAGGTGATCCCACTAATATAGTATATAGGTCACTTTGGGAGCTAAAATTCATGAGGTATTGTGACAGTAATACCAATATTGTCAAATGGTCTAGTGAAGAAATAGTAATTCCGTATAGATCACCCATCGACAATCGTTTTCATAGGTATTTTCCTGATTTTTATTTGAAATACAAAGATAATACTGGGAAGATAATAGAGAAAGTGGTTGAAATCAAACCTGCCAAACAAGTGCAAGAACCAAAAGTCCAAAAAAGAAAAACTAAAAAATATGTGACTGAAGTTGTGAATTATGCTAAGAATCAAGCAAAATGGATGGCAGCAGAGGAGTTTTGTAAAGATAGAAAGTGGACATTTCAGATACTAACGGAGAAAGAACTTGGAGTTTAGTAATGTATTTCCAACATCTGAGTCAGTAGGAAGTCCACAACCAGGTAGACTTATGCTGTTTCAGTATAGTGCAAAGTATGCTACATCACTCCCTTTCTACGATAGAAATCCTTTATCTTATATTGTCGGTGTAGAAAACAAAGCATTTTACGGAGTCAACCTACATTACACACAACCTAAGAATAGAGCAGCAGTCTTGAATTATATTGATGCAGGTAATGACTTTACAAAGTTATCTGGATATAATAAATACCTAAGATCATACGTGAGAGGAACATTTCTTGCTCTTAGTCTGACTGACATGGAAAAAGCAGTTGAAATGGGACTAGAAGACTTTGTACGTAATTTGGGAGGTGTCAATATAAGTATTGAACCTAATCTCACTAATTTTTATAGAAGATAATGTCTGGACAGATCAAAATCTCTGCTTATGGTAATAACGGTCCTCTGACTGAAACAATGCACTATAAGATAAACGGAAAGAAAATACATGAAACCTTAGATATCGACCTAAACAGTCCTACTTATGGTCAAACGATTAGTGTAAAAACTAAAGTAAATGGAAAATTAGAGCATGTAAGTCCAAATAGTGAATTGGGATTAGCGATAGTTCATGATGAAAACAGTCACAGGCAGACAGAATATATCAATGAGATGTCATATATTAGTGGTAAAGCAGAGAAAGCAGGTTTTGGAAATGTTCATAATGAAGCATTAAAAAATTCTGGTATGTATGATCTTGCAAATGGTGATAAACCATTCAATAATATAGAGTTACCTGCTGTTGAATATGTGATCGATTCTTCTGAGGTAGAAAATGAAAATAAAGATGATGATGTAAAATCAGAAGCAGATCCAATCCCTAGAAGATCAGAGGAGAAGAAATTTGTTGGTGTCATGCAGTATCCAGCAAATGCTCATTATATTTCTAGAGGTAGACCAGCACAGGATCATATGAAAATTGATATGTTCCAATATAAGGCACCACAATCAGAATATCTAAGTCAGGTTGGAAAAAAACCAAATGAAGATGCCAATGTTGAGAAAGAGGAACAAACAGGTATTTTTACAAGAACACTTACACAAGGATTAGAAAGAGGAAGTAATATCAAGAAATATTTGGGAACTGTCAAAATGCCAATTCCAAATCAAGTTTCAACTGGAAATGGTGTTAGTTGGGGTGAGGGAAGAGCAAACGCCTTTGAAGCAGCAGCATTTATGGGTGCTTTTACTGGTCTTAGAAATCTTATTTCTCAAGATAATACATTTGGAGATATATTAGCTGGGGGTGCATCTAACATGAAGGATCTGTTATCAGCATTTTCATCTGGTGCTGGAACAGATACAAACACTCTTTTAGCAAGTCAGGCATCAAGAGCAGCATTAGCATCAATAAACATAAACACTGACCCTCAACAATTTATTACAAGAGCACAGGGAAGAGCAATAAATCCTAATCTTGAATTATTATTTGCAGGTCCTAAACTCAGATCTTTCCAATTTAATTTCCAATTTGCTCCACAAAACATTGAAGACGCTGCAGTGACAAGAAGAATTATGAGATTCTTCAAACAAGGTATGTTACCAAGTAGAGCAACAACAAGTGATTTATTCCTTATGTCACCAAACATATTCAGATTAGCATTTATGAATGGTCAAGAAAAAATAAGATCTATGAATTCATTTAAGTTATGTGCTTTGACATCTTGTCAGATAAACTTCACTCCTGGTGGTGTTTATCAAGCGTATGATGATCCTTCTGTCATATCGCAACCAGTCAGATCACAAATGGAACTTGGTTTTACTGAATTGACTCCAATATTTCATGATGATTATGACTTTACAGAGGGTGCAAGACCATCAGTTCTTGATCTACAACAATATGTCAATGAAGAAGGAACTCAAGTATTTCATGATACTGATACAACTGTACAATCACCTGACGACATAGGATACTAATGGCATACTTCGATCAATTTCCAAATATTCTGGTTCCTTCATACCATAATGATAGAACCTCTAGCAACGATTTTGTCACTGCTAAAAACATATTCAAAAGAGGTAAGATAAGAGATGACTTCTTTGAAAATGCCACTGCTTTCTCAAAATTCAGTATTCAAGGTGATGATAGACCAGATAATGTGGCACAGGAATTATATAATGATGCAGAGTTGGACTGGATCGTATTATTATCAAACAATATTATAAGTGTGAGAGATGAATGGCCTATGACTGCAAGTGAATTTAATGTTTACTTGAATGAAAAATATACCCCTGAAAGACTTGCATCAATAAAACATTATGAAACTAAGGAGATAAGAGATAGTGATGATAAAATACTTTTAGAATCTCGTCAAATTGTTGATGTTGACTTTGTATTCAATTACTCTGAATTTGGGATGAATGAAAGTCTATCAGGATCAAACGTTTTATCGTCAGTTTCTCATTATGATTTTGAAATTGAAAAAAACGACAAGAAACGCAACATATTTGTATTGAGAAAGGAATATTTACAAGTAATAATGGATGATATGAAGGAGATTATGACATATACAGATTCTTCTCAATTCATCAATAAGAGACTAAAGAAAGGGGATAATCTAAGAATACTGTCACCCAGATAAGTGATGTGGATTCCTCTCGCTATGAGGAACATCAAAAACTAAAGAAACTCTATCTACCTCACCCACGTTTATCGCTGAGTGAGGTATCTTATTATAGAACCAGAAAAATGTGCCAGGTTCTACTATCATCTTCTCATCACCCACTGTATATTCATAAGTCCCCGCTAAAGATAAGTGATATCTGTCCTTGTCTTGGTAATATAACCCTCTATCAATATGCGAGTGAACTTGATTGCCAGGTTTGAGTCTGAAGAATGCAGCTCTACCTGTTTCTGCTATATTCCACTCCCTCCAAAACTTTTGTACAGATGTGTAATTTTGATATAATGCAGTTCTACCCTGTCTGTCCACATCATGTGGATCTTCACCTCTTCTGACTTTTGCCATCACAAGTGGTAAAAACCCATATGGGTTAGTATCGCCACCTAAACCTTTTTGCCTAGAAACCCAATTCCAATCATTTTCGGTAATTTGGTCTAAAAAGGGTTTTGGGTCAATACCTGTTTTTATTATTTTTATGTTCATAAAAAACTTAAGGGGCAAAAAAATGGCGGAGTTTTTTTCCGCCATTTC